TAGCCTGGCGGCCTCATGCCTTGCCCAACACTGTGGCTGTTGGTGATGAATCCTGGCAACAACGACTTAACAAATTCGAAAGCCGATTTAATCCAATCGACCAGAGCAGTTACGCCGGACTTTATTTGCGTCCACGCAGATTCAAGCCTGGGTTTTACATCGGCCCAGTTTTTCCAGAGCAAATAGGCCGCCACCGCTATCCCTGTTAATACCAAGCCAATCGGATTCAATAAAAGCGCCCGACCAAGCCCCAATATCGGAATGGAAAGCGCCTTGAGCGCGGCCGACAAAAGCAAGACTGAGCCGCTAATCATCATGGCGGCGGAAAGGCCAACGAAACCTATAGCCAATGTCTTGACAGTTTCCTTGTTTTTCATCATCCAGTCGTTTGCCTGTTGAAGCATCGGATTCAGTTTTTCCAATGCCGCGACATAGGCCGGTAATATTGATTCGCCCAGTTGTTTTTCGAGATTTATACGCTTGGCGGTCAAGTCATTTTCTTTGCCAACAGCGGAATCGGACGATTGCTGATACAGCGCATCAACCCCCATTGCGCTCTTGGCTTGGGTGACATAATTGCTAATCTGCCCGCGCTCCAAATACAACTGAGCCAAGAAATCGGAGGCATTCCTGTTGCTTGCCAATTGGTTGATGATTGGCAGCACCTTTTTGGCGTCGTTTACATCAATTCCTTTTGCTTTTAGATGCGGCAACAAGGTTTGATTCAAGAAATCAAGCGGGTTATCAATGAACTGCTCGGTCTGCGTTAACGCGCCCGGTTCTACCTTTGTAATATGCCCGGTCTTGCCGTGATGAACAGCACCTTTCTTTAAAAGGCCGTAGCTTTCGAGCTGCTCCGCAACCTGTTGAGTGGTGCGCCCAGCGACAAGGTTTTGGTAGGCGCTCATCATTTGGTTGCCGGCGCGCGATCCACCTTTTTCTTGCATGATATGACCAAGAGCGAACATAAAATCTTCGCCCGTGCTCTTGCCTGAGACTCCGGCGGTTTTCATCATTGCCAGGAAATCAGACGGCTTAACCATGCCGCCAGACGCAATGTAGTTTTTGGTAAACAGATCGGACATATGTGTGAGCTTTTCTGGTGTGAAATCGCGCATAAGCCCTCTCATTTCCATTACTTTGACAATAGCTGCAAATTGATTTTCCGCTTGAGAGCCGTGTCCTTCGCCCTTGCCCGATGACGCCATGTAAGTCTCGAGGCCAAAACGCATTTTTGCCATTACCGGCGCCAGCTCTTTGGTGTGCGCTATATCGCCGGTAATGCCTTGGGTTTCGGTGACCAGTTTCAAAGCTTCCGTTTGGGTGGTGCCTTTCGTTGCCTGGGAAATTGCCAGTGAAAACTTCTCACGGTCTTTGGTAACTCCAACGCCAAACCGGTTATCCAGGTTGAACGCTTTTAGCTTGTTTAATTGCTGCTCGTACTTGATCGATTCTTCGAGCGGCTTTTTAAAGATTGACAATCCAGCCGCGCCGGCGCCCATCAGGATGCCGCCGCCTATCGCCATTGCCTTGATTGATTTGATGCGATTTTCCAACGCCAAGGCGTCTTTTTCGGCCTTGTTAAATTGCATCGACAACGCCCTTAGCCCTAGACTGGCGTGATCTATGACGCTAATACTTACGCCTATTTTGAATGCTTCTAACATTAATTTGGTCCTATTGTTGTGGTTACCAGACTCGAATCGCAATAATCAATTCTGGCATTCTCCAGGCAAGAATCACTGTGACGACGGAAATCGTCAGTTTCCAGATCAAGCTCTTTGATTTATCAATTAATTCAATCATCTTGACGAATCCTTGGTTTGCATTAAACTGCATGAACATTTTGACTCCTAGTTCCAGTAGGGGTTGAAATTAAAAAGCCCGATCAGATTGCCGTCTGATCGGGCTTTTGCTTTTTTAAGGCATAAAAAACCGCCGGGTGGCGGTTTTGTTTTTTATGGGCTATTTCTTTATGAGCATGGAGTCCTTATCAATACTCTTTTCTGGGATCCCGAGCTTTTTATAGGCCAAGGCCGCCACTTTCTTAAATGATTTCATGGATTTTTCGAGCGCCTTCATATCCTTTGCATACTCTCCGGTCATATTTAACCCCACGTGAGCACCGACCGCTATATCGACCGCTAAGCTAACAAACCCGCCATCAATCTCAAATGACGCCTCCTGGATGGCCTCAAATTGTTCGCGCTGTAAATCTGTAAGATTATTCGACGCGCCCCAAGGCAAAGCATCCATTTCGGCCTGCAATTTTTGCGCCGACTCCTTCATAGATTCGGCATCCTTTACATACTGCTCAAGATTTGAAAAGGCTATATCCTGTTTAATTTTTGACAGATGAATGTCATTCAATGCCGCCAGCGTAAACACCTTGGCGTTAATGTTTAAAATGTAATCAGACAAAGCTTTTGCGGCTTCATCGTTCGATAGGAACTCTGCTGAGTGAGGCGATATTTCAGTTTTAAATGCCTGCTCGGAAGCATCAGCCATCCCGATCAATGGGATTAAAAGCAAGCCCAATAAGATTGTTATTTTTTTCATAATGTAATCGCCCTAAATGTTAGCAAAGCCGTGAATTTAGCACGCGATATGTATTTTTACCTACCAAAATTTGACGCCGATTGTCTTTGTGCTATTCTTTCCGTCGAGTCTCACAACTCTTCAAAGCGGAGCCCGCACCCGATAGACCATGCGGTTTTTTATGCCTGTCATTTTTCAACTATCCGGAATTACCAGATAGCTCAGATCAATGTCGGGAGTAGGCTAATACAAGACCTGCAAGGGAAATAGGCCTGACTGCCCTTTGACAGTTGTGAACTCCCGGCACCATTGCCTTAACTCACAAAATCAAGGAGTTCATCATGAACGCGCTCGCATTAAACATATCAAACATTCCAGTACGGCAAGACCAAGATGGTCGATATAGCCTTAACGATCTGCATAAGGCTTCTGGTAATTTCGCGAAGCATAAGCCTAGCGAATACCTGAGAAACCAACAAGCCAAAGACTTAATTGCAGAAATAGAGTTAATAGCGGAAATTCCCGCTATTAAAATAATTAAAGGCAGAGGCCTGACTGGAACATATGCTTGTAAGGAGCTTGTTTACGCCTACGCCATGTGGATCAGCCCGGCTTTCACGCTTAAGGTAATCCACGCTTATGACTCTTTGGTTTCGGCCCAATACGGCCTAAAACAACTCCCCGAACCACCTACCATCACCAAAGCCCAACAAGGCGAGTTATTTACCATCGTCGCCAATAAGGCCATATCAGCCGGTAAGCCACATGCCTACTTCTGGTCGCGTTTTGCTAATCATTTCAAACTCGCCAGCTATAAGGACACGCCAGCCGATAAGTTTGATGAGGCTAAGGAATACCTGCGCAGGCTTGAGGGCGACAACTCCGATCAATTCATGGCGCTAACACCGACCGAGCTTTCGGCGATCATTCGTGAAAATATGGACAAGGCCAAAGTCGGCGAGGTCATGCCCAAGAAGACCGATAACGCCATTACCCTTAATCTATACCAAGGCGGCGATATTAAGCGCACCACAGTTCGCTTTAACCATCAGCACGTTGAAGGGCAATATCAACATGGCCGCTGGTTCGTTAGTTACAGTGACGGCGACATGGCCATCGAGGAGATCCCTTATGACGAACTAGTCATGAGCTTTGAGAAGTTTATTAAATACGCCTCTCAAGAGCGTGGTTATCTGGTCATCAAAAAGAACGAAGTTTTGCCAAAATTGCAGGCTTAACTCGCATAAGCCACAAGGACGTGGCTTTAATCTCTTAAGTGTCGAAATCGTAGCCCAGTTTTTTATCAATCAAACTGCCACCAACAATGCCGGTCACGGCGGCATGACCTAAAATATCCTTGATCTTTTCTTCGTTACGCAAAGCGGCCATGCCCAAAACTGAGCGAGGCGGCTGTTTATCAGTGCCTAGCTCAAAGTAAACAAGGTTTTGATCATCCGAACCAACAACAGCTTCAAGCCCATTAACAACATTATCAATGGAGTTATTCATTGCGCCCGTTCTTAAGCCTGGGTCGTTTTCGGTGAAGCCCTTATTGAATCGGTCTGATTTTGTGCTTTCCGCCAGTTCCGCCCATTCTTCAAATGGGCCCTCGGCATCCTGATAGGTGCCGATTTCCGCTTTTGCTTTACCTTCAACAAGGAAGGCGACTTTTTTCAATCCATGATGCAGCGCCAAAGCCTCGGAAGCCTGTAGGGTAAGCAAATGCGCGGCAAACGCCCCAAAACTTGAAAAGTTTGTCATTATGTAACCTCTTCAAATGCTTCGGTATTGAAATTGAATCGCTTGCCGCTTTCAAGCTCAGAAAGAATGATTGACCACGCCGACCGCGTTATATCATCAAGCTGGAATGCCACATCGAATGGCACTCCGTTTTTCACCAGCCATAAACTTGCGCGAGTTTCGCCGGAGCCGACTACTTTTTTATTTCTTCAACGTCCTCGGCCTTGTTGTTTTTGAAGTGATCCTGGACGCCTTTTGATAAGGTGATATAGCCATCCTCATCAAGACGCTGGAATAACGCCTCGACCTCTCGCATACTGCTGGGCGTATAAACCGGATCGCCGTCAATAGCCGCCAAAAACAGCAGCATGGTCGCCATGCCAATGTAACCTTGAGTTTCGTCGCCGATGACGCGCATAAAGCGGGTTTGACTTAAAAAGTTGGGCTTTTTTAGCGTCAGAACGCGGCCGCTGGAGTCGGTAACCATAAACTCAGGTCTAGCCTGCTTTACTATTTCTTCCGACGGCGTTGGATTCAATGTAACTTTTACTTGATCACTCATCTTAGCTCACCTTCATTCGGCGCGCGGACACAAACTTGACCTTTTGTTTAACGGTTGCATCGCCTTTCCAGGTTCCAGCGTCCTCCAGTGTCAGCAATACCTGCATGTAACGGTATTGACTGATCGACCCGCTGACTTCGGATATTGTTTCGGTAATAGTGACCGGCAATTCATTCAATCCCGCGTAATAATTCGCTTCGAGCTGGGAGAAATAATCGTCCAACGTCGAATCTTGGCGCTCAATCGAAAACGAGCCCGACCAACCATCAGGGAATCTGGCATGACGGGTAATGCCATCCAATCCCTTAACTTTGACATCGGTTACATCGGGTTTGGATTGAAACTCCGTGATTAGATTGAAGCGCAACGGACCCTGCTGTCCGATAATATCGAGCGATAGATCGCGCCCGACTGAAAATGAGTTAAGTGGCATGGGAAATCCTTCAATGGGATTGTGGCGTCATCACGACGCGCATAAAAAAGCCCGCTCATGGCGGGCTTACTGTTAGGCTAAAGCGGTTGATTGGCGGTTGATTGGCGGTTGATTTGCACGCTGCCGCCGCCTTCTAAATTAATGATGAAGAACTCGACAACGTTCAAGTAACGAACCTTGACATCGGCCTGCATGTAACCCAGCGCCTGCCGGTTCAATGGGTTATTGCTCAAGTCGCAGGTCACTGAGTAATCGTCGATCATGTTTTGCTGGACCAGCGCATCCTCGAAAGCCGATAACGTGGCCGCCGCCTCCCGGCGCGTTTTGTCATTCGGTTTACTGGATTGCAGACGACCGACGAACTTGCCCATGCCAGCATTCAGCGTGTAAGCCTGGTAATTGGTCATGCGGGTGTAGTTGTCGCCGTGAATGACTGGATTGCTTGAGCTGTTATGGCCAAAGCGAACGCCGAAATAGTTACCGCCAGGCACCGGATTGGTAATAACGTCTATCCCAGCCTGGCCGAGCGATTGCAGCTCTGCGGCGGAATACGTCAAGTTTTGATAGCTCTTTTGCGTCCCAACGATGCCATACAGCGGTTTATTCAGTGTCGATTGCTCCGGTGATTGATTGGACATCAAGCCGGCAACGAAGCCCTGCGGAGAAACCAGCCTCGTGACAGCGTTTACGGTGTCAAGGAAGTAGCACCAATCGCCGAACAACGGCTTAAAGGCATAGTTGTCGATACCCGCCGTTGATTTAGCACTGACCGCGTTGCTGATCGTGTCGCCTTGCGGCCCAACACCAATCATGTAAACGCCTTCTGAAAGGCCAAACGATACTTGCGTTGTCCATGTGGTCGAATCGTCACAGTCGGCCAAAACGCCAATCGATGCGCCGGTATTGCGTAGCGCGTACATGCCTTTGCGCGGCACGGTATCGACACCCAACAAAACGGAACCTGTAATAGTGGTCGCACCGTCAGTACCGCCGGCTAGGGTGTAACTGGTTAGCGTAGGCGCGGTTATTCCTGCGCCAGCGGTAGCGACAATCAACTGCGACGGGCCACGCAGGCCGCTGATGCCGTTATTGATCGCGTTAGCAATCGCCACCCACAACGCATTTCCAGTAAGGCCTGAG